CTACGCCGGATGGTTACCCCAGTTCTGGACCGGCTCGAAGATGAACACGGCGACAAGGCCGATCACCCCGACAATCGCCCAGTCCGACACCTTGGTGATCACCCGATCGAGGAACCATTTCAAGATTGTCACATCCTTGCCCTTACTGTTCGTCATCGCTTCCACCCCGACACGGTGATCACACCGAAAATGCTGATGATCATCATCCCGGCCCACTCATCAAACGGCGGCGGCAGGGCCGCGATGGTCCAGTCCTTCGGATAGGCGCAGCCGGCGCACCACAGGATGCTGTAGATGACCACCGCGGCGAACCAGAGCGCGAGCGGCAGCGCGAAGATCAGCATGAGCCAGAAGCCCCCTGCCCGCATGAAATCCGCCCGGTGCCGGTAGCTTTCGCGGATGATCTCGCCCTTGATCCGCTCGGCATCTGTCTGCGAGCGCACCTTGGCGTCAACGGTGTCGAGAACCCGATCGAGCAGCCCGCCCCCGAGGAGCTTGATGAGCGCCCGGATCACGTGGCCCACCCCCGGCGCTTGGCCAGCACATAGGCGCCCTCGATCACGCAGCCGATGCCGATCGAAACGATCATCACCACGTCGGCATCAAGCGACAAGGTCTCGCCCACCTGCCGGCCAGCGATGAAGCCCACGCCGTAGCGCAGGAGGATCCGGGCGATGGGCGCCCAATTCATCTGGGCAAACCTGGTGGCACGTTTCATGTGGTTGCTCCTTTCGGGTCGAAGAGGCGCAGGATCGCCTCCCAGAGGGTTTCGAGGGTCGAGAAGTCGTGCCCCCGCTGACTGTCGCGCCCAAAGTGCGCGTCGGCTTCCTGCGACCAGGGCGTGTCCTTGATCTTCGACCAGCGGGCGTAGGAGGCGGCGAGCTTGGTGTGATAGCCGTTCTTGCGGTAACCCGCGCCGTTGTAGCCCCGGGCAAGGCCGTGCCAGTCGTGCCGGCGCAGCTCGTCGTCGAGGCCGGTGTTCTTCACGAAATCCACCATGCCGCGCAGCTGGATGCCCTCGCTCTCGCGAAAGGCGCTCACCATCTCGTAGGCGGAGGGGTAGCCCGCGAGCTTGCAGTTGAAGCCCATGATCTGCCCGAGGCCCCAGGAGCAGGCGCGCAGCGCCGGTTCCCACCCGCGCCCGTGCCGATCACACAGCGCGATTGCGCGCTCGAGCCGGGGATAGCTGTCACGGGGATAGGCGCCGGGCTTCCAGCTCTTGTAGGCGAGGCCCAGGCGCACCGCTTCGTCGCGCGCAGGCCCCGCCCCCAGCTCGCGGTAGAAGATGTGCGGCTCGAAAAGCATCCGGACCCGGCCGAGGCCGTCGAAGCCCCGCCCGGCAGACTCGACGTCGACCAGGGCGTGGATCTCGTCCTCGCCCACGCCAATGCGGTGGCCCTCGCGCGGCAGGTCGACGTCCGCAAGCGGACGCCCACCGGTCGGCGTCGACCAGTGTTTCAGGAGTGTCATGGTGTGGTCCTTTGTCAGGAGGTGGTGGTCATCCGGCGGGACGCAGGTCGCGCAACGTCAGGTCCACCACTCGTCGTCCGTGTAGCCCTGCGGACGCTCGGACATGCGCAGGAGTGTCTCCTGCTTGGCGAGGATCGCGGCCGAGGCAGTGAACAACGCCGCCTCTTTGGCGATGATGACTTGCGCAAGTTCTTCGGTCGTGACGCCGCGGGGGGCCGCGAGAAGGTCCAGCGCCGCGCTCTGGCCACCGGCGATGACATTCCGTGCCTCTGCAACCTGCGGCGTCCACGTCTCACGCTCCGCCTCGGTATATTCCGGCGCCAGCGCCTTGATCCTGCGGTCAGCTTCGGCGCGGATTTCCGCGTCGGTGACAGGCGGCGGGACATAGGCCGGGATCGTATTGCCCTCGGCTTCCCATGCGGCGACCATCTGGCGATGGCTGTTCCGCATGTCGTCGGGGACGCTCATGCGTTGACCTTCAAGGGTCACGTCGATTGCGCCGCCTGCGGTATATCTGTGAACTATCATGATGGGATGATCCTTGCGTCAACGAGTAAGCCATGGTCGCCGTTTTCACCGAACGCTGGTTGCCCGGCGGTCAGCCCGGAGAACCCGGTAATGTTCACTCGGCCCCCAACCGTGCTGTGGTTGCTAAAATCAACAACGGAACCTGAGCCTACATTTGAGGTTGTCGTACCTATGGCGAACTGAGGTGAGCTTGTTGACAAGGAAAGTGTGGGGATTGCACGCTTGGGCGTCCATTTTCCCGAGACACGCACACCGGAAGTTGTAAACGCTACCCCTGAAAACCCGGAAAACGGCACTCTCTCAAAATACGGCAAACAAAGCGCGCGCTCTATCTCCGGTGGACGTGGCGTCGTCGGGTCTGCTTCGCCCGTTGCGTCACCCTCGACCATAGAGACGCGCGATAGGTCAACATCAGCCGTCGGATTTGGCGAGTTGTGTGGGCGGGTGAGGACAAGCGAGAGGTAGTCATTGCCGTTCGTCCCGAGCGTCTTGCCCGCGATGGACGGCAAGTCTACGGCGACGCTGACCTTCTGCCAGCCTGTCGTGAGCGAGAGCGTGCCGGGGACGGCCGTAACCACCGCCGTCGAAGGCGAGCCGCCCGTTCCGAAGTTCTGAACAAAGCTCACTGCCAATTCGGTGGCGGCGCTGGCTTTGATCCAGAACGTCTCGGTGACCTTCAGCCCGGCTAACGTGCTGACGCCCTCCATCATCACGTTCTGGAACGTGCCTGCCGCAACCCCCGCGACCGAGCGCGACCACCGTGCAAAGAATTTCGGGTTGCCGGGAACGTCCGTCTGCCCGAGCGTGTGGGTCTGGCGCGTCACACTGACGACTGACCCCTCCGCTTTCGTCAAATACCATTGGTCGGCAGTAAATCCGGTTCCCGTAAAGGACGTGCCGTTCTGCCAGACATCGAAGTCGCCGTTGACGATCTTGTTGCGATGCCCGACGGTGCTGAGCGTCTGTTCTATATCCGCAACTCGATCAGTCGGATCGTCGAAAAACTCGACCGCATCCTCGTCTTCATTCACCCTGATCAGCTTCCCTGCCTGCCCCGCCAGGTCGCCGGGGTTCACGGATCCTGCGAGATAGGCCGCCAGCGCCTGGGCCACTTTCTCCTCGACGTAGTTCACCACCGCGATCAGGTAAGCGAGGAGCGCAGGCCAAAACTTGATGTTCTCGTCGAGGTTCGCCGCATAGGTCGAGGGTTGCGAACGGAGCGCCGGTTCCGGCGGAGTCGGGGCTACGGGTTTATCGACCATCAGTTGTCTCTCACCTCCAGTGTGATCTGCGCGTTCCTGCCGTTGTCGAAATCGAGGTTCCAATCGCGCAGGAAGCCATATGCCGAGTAGCCGAACCGGTCGTCCTCGGCGCCAAGCCAGAGCGCGGCGCCACCGCCGCGCAGTCGTTTCAGGATCCGCGTGAGCGTCTGGACCCGGGTGCTCGATACCGAGACGATCAGACGGGTATCGAGGACCATGTCTCGCTCGGTCACATCGCGCTCTCCGAACTCATCGAACTCGACGGTCGAAAAATCCATGCCGCCCAGGCCGCCGCCCAGGTTGGCGACGCCCCATCGGCGCGCGCGCCCCAGGACGATCTGCCCGCAGGCCGCCGCGCCCCCCGCCACCGTCAAGGTGATCGCGATGGTCGCGTCCGGATAGGGCGGCACATACTGGAACGTCATGTCGGTGAGCTGGTCGAGCGGCTCGAAGTAATACTCGTAGCCATCCGCGATGCCGCTGTTGTCGACCGTGTCGCGGGTGACGTCATAGACGACGCCGTCCTCCGGATCGGTCACGACGACGCGCACGCTGTCGGCGGTCACGTTGCGCAGACCCACCACGTCCACGACCTCGCCGGGCGCCAGAACGATCTCGATGCTGCCGGCGTTCTCGCAGACGATCGAGGGGCGCTTGTCGAAGAGCTTCCAGAGGTTCGACGCCGTGTAGACCTGCCATTTCCGCGTCATGCCGGAGGTATCGACGAGATCATCGGCGAAGTCCGCGACTTCCACGTCCGGATCGCGCGCGCCGCCATTGGCCGGACCGCTCGCGACCACAGCGCGGTAGATGGTGTGGGTTGTCGCGCTCCAGGTGAGAGCCGCGACGGCATAGTTCGTGCCGGAACTCCATGCCGCCACGCCGGTTTCTTCGGCGAAGTTCGCCGAAACCAGCATGTCGTCGGTGATCGCGATCGCGGGAGCCACGCGCATCAGACCGTCTTCCGTTCCAGAACCGCGCTCTGGCGGCGCGCTTCCCGCGCGGTCGTTGCCATGTAGCTGACCATCCGGTTGTTGCCTTCGATGGTCGCGGCAAAGATCTCGCGCAGGAGGGCGGGCGTCGTTCCCCCGCCAGCATAGCTGCTCGAGAAGTTGCCCTGCGCCACCTGCGCCTGAACGAACTCGAAGTCCGCCCGGGTGGCATAGCGCGACGCCTGCAGCGCGCCGGACACCGCCGCCGCCGACCCGGTGATCTCCGCGAAGGCGGGCGCCACCTTCAGGAGTGCGGCGTAGGTCTCGCGCCCCTTGGTGGTCATCAGGTTCTGTGCATCGAGGAGCTTGCGGAACTCATCACGCGTCTTGGGCACCGCGAGCCCGAGTTCCCTGATCTGCCGCTGGAACTGCGAGGTCATGAGCGCAGTGCGCTCGGCAGCGGAATAGAAGTTCTGAAACACGAAGTTCGCCGACTGGGTGAAGCCTTCCAGCCCGCCGAACATCTCGGCAAGGCTTGAGGCGAGATCCGCGCCGGAGACCGAGACCTTGAAGAGCCGCTTGTCGAGCAGCTCGAGCGCGCTGTTCACCGTCGGCAGGGCCTGCGACAGGCGCTGCAGGGCATCGGTCGCGCTTTCACCATCCCGGATGTATCTGGACGAACCCAGGGCCTTTTTCGCGACCTTCTCCGAATAGGCCTGCAGCTGGACCTGCAGCTCTTCGCGGATCTCCTTCGCGCTCATGCCGCGCGTGTCGAACTTGAAGCTCTGCTTCACGCCGGACAGCCCGCGCGTTGAACCACCGATGCTCTTGACGAGATCCCCGACGTTGCGGCGGATCATGCTCGACTCTTCGGAAAGGTATTTCGTCAGCGGGCTGTTCGTTTTCTTGGTGGTCTTAGTCCAGCTGAACAGACCCCAGAAGATCGACTTCTTGACCTTCTCGAAGTCCTGCGCCTTCGAGTTGCCGCTGATCGAGCCCTGGATCCCGGAGCCGATCTTCTCGGTCTTGTAGAACCCCTTGATCAGGTTGAAGACACCGACGGCAGCACCGAGGATCGGCATCGCCGAGGACACGGCTGCCATCAGCCCGCCGCCCCCGGCCGAGAACGCGCCCATCACGCCCTGGAAGGCCCCCGACAGCCCCTGCGCGACGCCCTTGATCCCGGCGCCGCCCGGCGCGAAGGAGGTCTTCAGGATGTCGGTGAAGCTGTTCACCCCCATCTGCTTGATGTCCTGCCAGAAGGATCGGATGTCGCCGTCCCCGGACAGGAGGTTGCTCGAGAAGCTGTCGATGAACTGCTGACCCATGTTCTGGGCGTCGGTCGCCGCACCGCTCATCTCGGCGCGCGCCTTGCCGACGAGGTCGTTGAACTGCGACTGCCCGATGATGCCGGCCTTGAGCGCCTGGGTGAGCGTGCCGACGGCACTCTCGTAATCCTTGGACGCCGCGTAGGCGGGATCGAGCTGGCGACGCAGGGTGTCGAACTCGTCGGCGAGCTTCTTGACCGCGCCGGTCGCGCCGCGCCCCAGCTCGCGGGCGACATCCGCCCCGGCGCGCGCGGCACCTCTCAGTCGGGTTGCCACCTGCCC